ATCTTCAATGACATTCAGAAAGTATCGAAAATTACTGTTGTTACCTTCAAGTACGGTAGTGTGCCAACCTTCTAGGGGTGTTTCTAAGGCATGACCAATCTCATGCCCTAGTAGAAGGTCGTACATTTCGGAAGACATTTCTGCCCAAATAGGACAAGTCAATGTGCGTGATTTCAAATCAAAAGAGGCAGTCTGCACTTTGCGGTGCTCTACCGTGATGTTTTCGGTCGCCATCAATTTGGCAAGATTGGATTTAGATTTTGTAGTGTAATTCATAGAACCCTCTATCAGAATATACTACATTATAGCACGACCGATGCTATTTGTCAACCCCCATCGTAAGTCATTGATTTCATTAAGGTTTATAGAAGACGAAAATGGGCTCATACTTCAACCACATACCTCCTCTTATCTTACAAAAGTTCTTAGCTTTTGGCAATCCAGTCTCTTTATCTATACGATTCCCACCTGGCATTTGTGCTAGTGCCATCTTAAGCTTACCTTTGTACTGCATACCTAGGCCTGTAAGAATTTCTATAGAGTCTTGCTCTAATGGTAGCATGTCTCCATCAAAGACTGCATCAGCGATATTCCACAATAGGTATCTGTCATTCCGTAAATACTCTACACAAGTCTCTAGTGTCTTGCGTAGAAAACCTTCTTTCCACAAATCGTACTGTGAAAATTTCTTGTACGATTGTTCTTCATCTTCAGAGTAAGCTTCTTTTGCAAAGTACGGAGGAGAAGTAAAAATCATATCCAACTTACCCTTATATTTCTGAAACTCTGGATCATTATGTATCTCTTCAGAACCATGTTGGAAGATTTGATATGAATGAGTTTTCGGAAACAGTGTGCCTACTGCTCTAGTAGTCTTAGTGTTAAAGAAGTCTGCAAACTCATGGTACTTTGTTCTACCCGAGTGAGTGGTGTGATCTGTGTTTGGGTCTGTGCCGATGTAATGAATATTCCTACTGTCATCTATTGATAGTGCTCCGAGAAGTCTACCTCCCCATCCCGCTGAAGGATCATAGATGTTAATTTTGTCTTGAGTTTTGAATGTATCGGTATATCTCTCATAGAGATACTTTGCAGTGAGAGGAGGGAAATTCACAGCATATTGGCAGAATGATACACGAAAAGCTTTCAATCCAACAGGAAAAATTTTCTGACCTTTCTCAAATAAACGAATACGAAAGATAGAAGCATTCTTATACTCGATGTTAGTGATACAGTGAGCGGGTATAGAAAGAGTATCAATCTCATCACGAGTAACTATAATATACTTCTGATTTTTTAATTCTTCATTGTAACCAGTGTATTGTGTGTCTTCTTCAGTAGACTCAAGCCAATAGTCATGGGTATTATAGTTTCTTGCTTTGCTTTCGAACCATTCTACAAATTCTTTAGCATTTTGAGGGTGACAGACCAAGGATCCAATACCTTCAATCTTTTGCCCAATTTGGATTGGTATAGAGTAATGATAGAATGAATCTCTTTTGAAGTGTCGTGATGCATAAGTAACAAAGGTATCTAACAGTTCATCTTTAGCAAAGTAATCATAGATAGACTTGCCTTTGTTTACATCTTTAGTATAATTAATGCGAGTCTTCATCATAGTAGGAAACCATTGATTGACTGCATTACCTACTACACTAGTGTTACGAATAACATCATTCTCACCTGTCAGTTCATCTCTAATAAGAAATTTATGTACGGGAAAAGAACTCATTCCATTAAACTGGTCGATGATTTCTTGCTCATCATATCCAACTCTCGGAGGTTGACCTTTTTCATCCCAAAGTTGCACTACAGTTTTTCGTAGATCAATGACCCATTGACGAAAATCATCTTTGTTCATCCAAAGAAGTTCTTCAAATGTCCTATTGACATTAGATTCCAGTAATTCTTTATTTTTTTCGTAAAAATATTTCATGCAACATTCCATATTAAAGAGCCAGGTTTGCCGTTCGAAATAACGAACTGCCATAACTTAGCATCATAGTACTTTTCAGAAGGATAGGGGGGTAAATATTGTTCTTCAACCGGTTGATCGTAACCATATGGTGAACGCATCACGATAGCACGACCTTTTTCATAGTCACTCATTTTGTGCCCTACCTCGACAGCATATACGGGTACATTAGGAAATGCCATTTGAAGTCCTCGACTAAGTGTACCACTAGAGGCAACAGTCCATATCTCTGTTGGGTTTACATTTAGACTTCTTGCAACTTTCATAATTGAACCAAGAACAGTAGGATGTTCAAGTCCCAAAGGTAACACTCTACGATTTACAGTATCTTCTTCGTAATACTTTCGTGCTTTTGCTTTTGTTACATTGAGCATACCGTTATCGACCCAATGAATCGTGCCACCAAGGTCTAGCACTTGTTGCTGATGCCATGTTGGTACTTTTCGTTTAGCCATGAAAAATGTAGCTTTCTTGCCGTATAGATTACAAACATGGGTCAGAGAGATAGGACCCCAACCTACTTTGTTTGCACCACCAAACACCCATTCTTTTCCTTCGCTTTTAACGAGATAGTCGATGAAACGAGTTTTACTTCCATAACCCAACTTGTCATCACGAACGACTATGAATCCGTTATGTTCTTCTACAACAGGCGGTGGATATGGGTCTTGCCAATCTGCTACTGTTGCAAGATAATCTTCAGCCGACAATAAGTTCATGTAAATCTTTCTCTGTAACGAGGTCTACTACAAGATGAATTCTTTCGTCTTCACCACCATTTACTGCCATGTGCGGTTTGCGTGTATCTAAAAACCAACACTCATATTTTTCCATATGAATGTATTTAGGATTTCCATCCGTGTGCCATACTGTAAACTTAACATCATCATTCGTCTTGATAGGAAAATGTAATCGAGAAAGTTTTCCTAATGATCCACCAGAGTCAGGATCGACTTGATCTGTGTGTCGCTCTAACTCACCACCGCCAGGTCGAAGACGCATGAAACGAACACGATGTAATTTGTCTCCGTAGGGTTTTAGTAGTTCTCTTACTTCTTCAAACTGTTCAAACAATTCAGTGTCTTGTAATTCAAAAACAATATCTTTATTTTCTTCTTGCCACTTGTCATTCATTTCTATGGGTTTCGTAATGAAGAATGGATCAGCAGAATACCCACGCAGAGATAATGCACCCCACGATTTGTTCTTGTTATAGTTGCTGTAGTGATTCGTGAATGCAGGTAACTTGTCTAACTTGTTTGCAATCGCATCTATTAACTCTTGCTTAACAGTTCCTATCTTCTTGATTGACTGATACTCAGCTTTGTCTATACTTGGAAATGGGCGTGGTCTACCTCTGTAGTATATCATAAAGATTTCACCAAATGTGGTAATCTTTGGTCCTACTCTACAGAAGTTATTCTTTTCAGCCAAAACATTGAGTGCGGTATCTTCAGCCCAAACATACATCCAACAGTTATTGTCTTGATACTTCGAAATTTCTTGTTCTAACAATGTCTCATCACCAACAAGTTCAGACAGAACGATATCATCTTTTTCTTTTACGGCAATGTAAGTATCACCATGCATCGATATCTTACTCTTAGTTTTTGTCGTTGATACATTGATGAAAGTATTATCATCAAGCTGTTTCAGTGTACCATCTTTAAGACTCTGTGCTACATTATTCTTTTTTACTTTGACAAAAGGTGAAACCGTATAGCTGTTGTAATGATCATATTTTGATTCGATACCTTTTAAGTAATCCAAATCATAACCATGTTGCCAAGGTTTCATCATTTATTTTTTCCAATTCGTTTAATTAATTTTTGTTGTCTCTTTCGTGCCATCGCCATAGCAACAGGTTTAACATTCTCATCATAACACACTCCATCCAAATGGTCAAGTTCATGTTGGAAACATTGCGCTGTTACACCCTCTAGCCATACTTCTTTCATTTCGCCGACTTCTGTCCAAAATCTGACATAAATTTTGTTATATCTTTCGACATATAGATAAAGTCCAGGATATGACAAGCATCCTTCTCTTTGTTTTTGGTATTGTCCTGATGTTTGAATAATTTCAGGATTGATGCATACCATTTGAAAATCATTAGTTCCTATTATGAAAATTCTTTCCATAACGCCGCACTGAGGGCCAGACAGTCCTAGACCATTATAGGTACTCATGGTCACTTTCATTCGATTGACTATCTTTTTTATAGCAGCATTTGGTAATAGTTTAATATCATATTCAGAAATTTCTTGTTTCAAACAAGGATGCCCTTCCAACATTAACTCGTAAGGATTAATTACTTCTTCTTTAACGAGGTTACTCTCTGTATCAAATGTAATAAAGTCGCTCATATTTTCATCACCCATTCTTCGGCAAAATCTTCTGCCAACTGTTCGTTATTAAAATAATGTTCTTCCTGATGGTCGGTTAAACTATCCAAGCACCATACTCTATATGATAATGGTCCTCTGGCAAAGACTGTCGCTAGTCTATTACCTTCTTCAAACATATGAAGTTCTTTCATTGTATGATCCTCGAAAAATTATTTACCTTATCAAATTTGATAACACTTCTAAACTTATCTTGAAGTATATCGCCTTTATGAGATATCACAAATAGGTTAACATCTTCAAGCATCTGCAATACATTCATCAAATATTCTGTGCCATTGGAATCTAAAGAAGAATCAAACACTTCATCTAATATCAGCAAATTGGTATTTGACGAATTCTTTAGTTTGGCAACCGCACGCCAAGTCAACATCAATGCCATATCTATGCGTTGCTTTTCACCTTCACTGAAACTGGCATAACTAAACTCATCACGATGCCTTGATTTGATTGTCTCTTTGAACGATTCATCAAGGTTGAAGTTAACAAAGAAATCAAAAGATGATAAATACTTGTTGACCAATTTATTAATGACTGGAAGATACTGTTTGATGATTTTGGTCTTGATGCCAGTATCTTTCAATAATGTCGAGGCAACTTCATAATATGACTTTTCTTCTATTAATTCTCGTAGCTTTGTTTGCATTTGAAGAAGATGCACCTCTAACTCTTCTATTTGCGTCTGCTCTTTTTCTAATGAGTCTGTAGTTGTAGATAGTCCATCTATCTGTGTTTGCAAATAGGTAATGTTATCATTCAAATTAGTGATGCTGGTATTAGTTTTGGCCACATCAATCTGTAGTTTTTGTATCTCTTTTTGAGTTTCGCTGATAGCATTTAGCTTAGATTGTTCTTCTATAATTTTCTTCTCTAGTTGTGTAAGTCCGTGTTCACATTCACCCACTTTTGTAGTCGTATTGGCAATCTCAGTCTCTTTAAACCCCAAGGCAATTTCTTGCCGACAGGTTGGACAATTGTCATTCTGTTGAAAGAAACTGATATCCTTTTTATATTTGGATAGGTTCGCTTCAATCTGCGATTCAAGTTTAGTAATCTTCTTGAGTTTAGATTCAATCTCACTCTTATTTTGGACCAGTTCTTGAAGGGATTCAATCTGAACATTTGTGTTGGATACTGCGGCGTGAAGCTTTTGTATCTCAGTTCTATTGAGTTGTATCTTCTTAGCATACTCTTCTTTCTTGGTATTATTATTTTCCTTCAACTCATTTATTTTTTGCAATAACAGATCATACTTCTGTTTATCAAGTTCTGTTGTATGCTTATTTGTTTGTATGGCTTCTTTGTTTATTGCCAACTTATCTTTAAGAATAGAATTCATAACAGAAAAAATCTGTATGTCCAATAAATCTTCAATGATTGATCGTCTATCAGCAGCAGATAACTGCATGAATGGAACGAATGATGCACTACCTAGAATAACAATCTGAGTGAATGATTTGTAATTAAGCTTCAATACAAATTTCTCTAGGTACTCTTGATAGTCCCTAGAAGCAGCATCTTGATTAACCAGAGTACCATTCAAATATATTTCAAATACATTCGGTTTGATACCACGAACGATTCGATATTGATTAGTACCTATACGAAACAATATCTCAACTAAACAATCTTTCTGATTGATGCTATTGGCTAACTGTGGTTTGTTGATGTTGCGAAATGCTTTACCAAAAAGCACAAAACACAAAGCATCCAACATAGTAGATTTACCAGCACCATTCACACCAACAATCAAAGTATTGGGTGATTTATCAAACTGAATCTCGGAGAAATGATTACCTGTAGAGAGAAAGTTTTTAAATTTTATAGATTGAAAAAATATCATTCAGTAGTTTCAGTGTTCAATGATTCGATATACAACTCACGCATAACACCTTTCAGTCTATCATTATTTACATCAATTGTCAAGCCGTCTATGTACTTGGAAAGAATAGTCATAGTATCTTCTGCCTGATCTACTATCTCATCTTGTATATCACCTGGATCGGTAAAGTCTTCAACGATAGCTATATCTGAAACTTGTTCTTTGTATAGTTTATCTATAACACTATCGAACAGATAATGATTTTGTTTCTCAAACACAACAACTTTAACATAGGTATTTTTAAATTGCTTTAAGTCGGTACTGTTCCAATATTCAAAATCTTGGTTGCTGTCATCATAGTATACCTTATTAAACATTTTATATGGGTTATGAACAAACTCAAGTTCACGGGTACAAGTATCAAAGATATGAAATCCTTTATTGTCATTGAAATCCGACCAAGTCATTTCATATGGGGTACCCACATAAGTGATATTATCTTTTGATGATTTATGATGAAAGTGTCCGGACATGACAACATCATATTTTGATAGTACACTTTTGTCTATGCCCGTATCGCATACATTACCACGATCCATTTCAAAACCAGCAATCTCAAAGTGACCGAAACAGATTTGTGATTTACTTTCTTTCATCTTCTGAAAAATTTCGTGTTCGTTATTATCACAAATCCAAGGAACAAAATCCATATGCACACCATGAAATTCTTTGGTAACGAAATTTTCAATGATATGAACATTGTCATACTCATTCAGCAATAATTTTGGCGAATTAACTTCAAGGGTATTTTTAAAAGCAACATCGTGGTTACCAATCAAAGCATATACTTCGATTTTATGTTGTTGGCATACATCAAAGAAGTATTTCTTTGCCTGATATAGCGAATTGAAGTTGATGAATTTTCTACGGTCAAACAAGTCGCCTAGTTGGAATATAGTATTGATCTTATACTTGAGCAAATACGGGAAGAATACTTCATCATAGAATTTTTTAAAATGAGAGTGGAATTCTAAAGAGTCTCCTCTGGCTCCAAAATGTGTATCTCCTAAGACACAAATTCTCATTTAATCTCCATGTTGTCAATGTCTTGAATTTCAGGCAAATCTTCAAACAATTTTTCAAGTCCTTTTTTCTTAGTTTTCTTTTTCGCTTTACGTTTCTCTTCGAAATTGAAAATGAACTCGGATATATTATCATACATCTCAAACTGTTTCAAGTTTCCTTCAGTATCTTCTTGAAACTCTGCCTCATCTAATATACCAAATTGTTCAGTTGCCTTATACTTGACATACAATTGTTTCTTTTCTTTCATAATTCGGCGCAAGAAAGCATAGTAAATTATTTGCGTAAAGTAGGCGAATGGATTGGTAGATTTTGTAGGATCAAAGTTACGGAAATACATAATGCAATTTTCTACCCCATCACAAATCATTTCATCTCTGAACGAGTACATGATGAAATTTGGTTTGCGAGATAAATGTTCTGCAATTTTGAGAAAACATTCGCCAATGTAATTGGGCACTCTAGGATCAGGTTTGTTTTCGACTTTTGCTTTGTCACATGCTTCTTTGTAATCAACAAGTGCTTTCAAAAAATCTTGATTGTTCACATAATGCTGAGGCTTCTTCATAATTATTTCCTAATAAAACACTTGACACGATTTGTCATGCTGTGTATAATGGTTTTGTTCTGTTTCATAATTTACATTGGAACTATTAATGTAGTATTCTTCCTTTAGACTTAATATCTTCTAATAAGTTCTCTACGCTATGTTCTTCTTCTAACTCTTCTTCCTGCTCTTCTTCAGTTTGAGCAAGAACTCTATCTACTTCTTCACCACCTTGAATCATCAATTCATTTACTTCTTCAACCAAACTCAAGTAGTAATCTTTAACTGAATCTTTTGGTTCAATTGTCATAACAATATTCTCTTTGCCTATCTGAACGCAATTATCATTCAACAGTTCTACTGGTAACCAAGGCGTTAGAACAAAAGCAGATTTGCCAAAACTCATTCTCTTAAACATAAGAGACATTGGATTTTGTAAAGTGATTTTGTTTTTTGCTTTGTCTTCTAGCATATCAGCAATAACATCTTCACCATCGTTTAGTCTGACAATTCTAATATCCATTTTTAGTTTTTCAATTCTATGTTATAAAACTTGTAGTTTAATTTTTCTTCTTCGTATATTTTAACACGCTCTACGAAATGTTGCAATGTAAAATTGGTATATTTGCCTATTCTCATGTCATCAGAAATATCAAATAATGTTGCTTCTTTTTTGTTGTCTCCTAGTCTCAGACCTCGTCCTATTGACTGCAAATTTCTAACCCTAGACTTAGAGGGAGAAGCAAATATGATGTTGTGTAAATTTCGAATGTTAATACCAGTACTAAAAGTGCCATAAGATGCAACAATAATGGCATTTTGTTCCTGTTCAGTAAGTGCCCTAACTTCTTCACGGTCTTCAACATCTGTCTTCCCGTAGATTAGAAACGATTTTCTTGCATCACATTTCGATGATATCATTTCATAAAGTGGTTTACCGTGTTTCTCTACAAACTGATAGAGAACTAATGTATTGCCTTCCAATGAAAGAGCAAGATTGGTAATGAATTTATTTCTTGCAGCATTCAATACTATATATTCAATCTCTGTATCATAATCCCACTTACGACTAGCTTTACATACTTCTTCGCTATGTTTTAAAATTAAACATTTGATTTTCAAATCAGCAATCTGTTTGTTATCCATCAAATCTTTAGTTGTAGTAACTTGCAGAACTGGTCCAAATAATCCTTCTAGCACTAGTCTGTGCGTTTGTGTTCCATCTAATGTACCCGTACAACCAATGCGATATTTACTGTTCAGTAAATTTGTCATAATTGTAGCAAGTGATTTTGCTTTGAATTGATGTGCTTCATCACCTAGAACATAGTCAAATTGTTCAAAATATTCTGGCGGATTTTTATAGATAGACTGCCAAGTAGTGATAGTCAAAAATTTGTCTGTAATTTTTTCTTTACCTGAGTATTGTCTGTGACAGTAAGTTTCAGAATCGTACCCATAAGATTTGAAATCGGTGTACATTTGTTCTACCAGTGAAGTAGTAGGAACAATCAACAAACCTTTTTTACAACTTAGCTGTAGATATCTTAGTACACAATACAATATCAGAGATTTGCCTGATGCTGTGGGAGATAGTAACAATGCTCTCTTACTTCTTATTGCATGAACAAAAGCTTCTATTTGGTAATCATGTGGTTTGAGTGGTATGTCAAGTGTAGAAATAAATTCTTTTGCTTCTACTAGTGATAGATTTTCTGTTGCTACTACACTTGATTCAAAATCAATTGAGTAACTTCTCTCTTTACAGAATTTTTTGATGTAGGGTACTAGTCCATGGTAAATATTGTAAGAACGAAGATCAAGTAATCTTATCTTACCATCCCATAAACGATTTCTATATGCAGGAGTAAATTGATATCCTGGCACATAGAAAGTAAAGTAATCAGACATTTCTTGTGCAGTACTTTTCTCGCACTCTACTTTGACAAATGCCTCATTAACTTTTGTTATTAATACATCAGACACCCTGTATGAACCTTTCCCATTCTATGAATGACCTCAATTGAAAAGTCCTGCTATGTAATTCTTTAAGTATAGCTTCACAACAATCAACGACTTCTTCATGTAGTAATTTTGCAGCAATGAATTTGTTTATATCATCGTCTGCATCCATATATGTATTGATATCAGATTTCAGTACTAATTGAAAAGGTTCCCATCCGTAGTTCTTCAAATCTTCATCACTCATCTTACCTGTATAGTATTCCCACTTAACTCTTTTCATTTTGGAATACTTAAACTCAGCTTCCTTTACAAGAAGCTTGTGTCGTGATAAGATATTCAAATACTTGCTGTGAAGTTTCGGTATGTCAATTAAAGCTTTGCCTGGTTCAGTTCTGTCAATAACAGAATCTTTGTTCCATTCAGCCATCAAGTTTTCAAGTGCATTCATAATATTGCCTCCTAAGAGGGATTATACATTAATTAAAAAAGTTTTTCAATAGTGTAGTAAGTAAATCTGAAAGAAGCATCCGAGGTAAGAATTGTCTCTGGCGTATCACCGGTAGACAACATAAAGGAAGATAATGATGTAGGGAATACATCCGTAAATTTAAAACGATAATATGGTTTAAATGATGATGAATATATCGTTAAAGTGGCATCTGAGAATTGTGGCGTATTTGTTGCCAAATTTTTAGCTAATGAAGGCAATTGCCTATATTGATCGAAATTCTCAGGGAATGTCATGGCACGAATCCAGTTATGAATCTCAATCCATGATTGCATTTCTTCATCAATCGCAAAGGTAACATTCAATAAATCGTAAATTGCTTTTTCGCCAGGAGAATATTTTTCAACAAAGGGTGTAGATACAGGTATTTCACCCATGGAGATACCTGGAACCGAAGCCGCTTGGCAAAAGAACTGTATATTAGGAACCCTGCTAAAGTTCAATTGAAACTTATTTGGGTGTAAAAAGTTCTGATTGCTTGGTGTATTTGATAGAGCAGTTATAGTCATACATCTATTTATAAGCAAAAAAAGAGGGGTCCGAAGACCCCTCCTTCAATACCCCTCTTAATGGAGGTTCAATTACATAATGTTGGCGATTTTAAACGCACGGTAGTAATTGTTGGTCATTGCAGTGATAACACCTGAACCCTGTGTGGTACCTTCAGCAAATGGGTTAGCAACTAGACCGTAACGAGTCTTGAAGCCAATCTTTGGCTGGAAGGTGTTGGTGTCAACTGCACGAACCATTTGCAGAGGAACATATGGGCAGTAGAAAAGACCTGCGTCATAAGCGTTGGAACCTTTGTAACCAACGACTGCAAATTCTGATGAAGAAGATGCTGGGAAGTATGGGTCGATGTAGACCTTGATACGACCAAACATTGTACCAGCAAATGTATTACCAGTATCGTCAACGGTTAGGTTAACTTGATCTTTTAGTGCTGACTGATAGTCAAGAAGACCAGCCATTGCGAAAGCAGAAGCAACATCTGAAGAACAGATGACGATGTTACCCTTACCACGACGAGTTGTCTTGGCAATGGTGTTAGCTTCACGCTCTAGTTGGAATGCAAGACCTTTGATCTTTTCAACCATCCAACGACCGTTTGAGTCGGTGTCTAAGTCGAAAGTACCAGCAGTTGTTGTACCAACTAAGCAACCTACTTTAGCAGAAGTGTAGATAGTACGAATAACTTCACGGTTGATTTCAGCAAGAATTTCTGCTGACAGAATGTTTGAAAGTTCTGTCTCAGCATCTAGGCCATGAACTGCTTTCAAGTCTTGTGCAAGTTCCATTGTGTACTCTGCCTTTAGC